AAGAGCCTGTAAATCACCAGCAACATCTACTGGAGAAGAGTTCGTGGGATAAGGAATGTCATAGACAGGAGTTTCAGCCATAGTCTTATTATTATACCACTTGCAATAGAAATAATTTTAAGAATTTATGCTGATATTTGACTCAAAAGGCCAAAAGATGCTATAATTAGAGTATGCTACTGCAAAGTAGCATTTGTAGTCTAGGAGGAAAAACTTGAGAGACAACAAAATACTATCGGGGGTTCTTGTAACATTGCTTACTTTAACATTATTAAATAATGGTTTTAGTACTGCTTATGCTACAAAGAACAATTTACTAAGTAATACCGCTCAGATTGCACCTGCCGCCGACAAAGCGGCTTTTTTGCTTTCTAAGCCTACTACTGATGTAGTACTTGCAAAGTATGCGGATGCTACAAGTTTGACTGACATCCAGTTGGTTGAATTACTGAAGGCTGTTGGGTTTAAAGGGGTAGGTCTTAAGACTGCTTGGGCTGTTGCCAAGGCAGAATCTAATGGTCGCCCATTTGCGTTCAATGGTAATGCTGATACAGGAGACTCCTCATATGGAATCTTCCAGATCAACATGATCGGTAATTTAGGTCCAGATAGAAAAGATAAATTCAATCTTGATTTAAATGCTGAACTCTTTAGCCCAGTCAAAAATGCCCAAATCGTGTTTCACATGACAAAAGGCGGTAAGGACTGGAGTTCTTGGTCATCTATGAAAAACGGTGCCACGAATAAATGGTTAAAGAAATTTCCCAATAATTTGATTTAAGGGATAAAAAATACCCTACCTGGTTTTTCGACTGGGTAGGGTTATTTTTTTTATTTAATTATTAAGACAATAAGCCTGTACTAGCATTGGCTAGGTCACATGCTTTGGTCATCAGTTGGTTCCTGTATTGTTGGAGGAACTAGTTTAGTTCCGTCATAAGTCCAGTCTGTTCCAACAAGAGTAGAAACATCACACTCAACTGCAAGTGAACCTTCGTGAGAAACAGATAATGCAGTTTCTTCATTGTCTGCGACAATTATATTTGTCACAGCATTATGCATAATTATTGCAAAGGTTTTCATTATTTCTCCTTAGTAGTAAACATAAACAACACCTGCGCCACCTGCACCTGCTGTACCGCCTTGACCGCACCCGCCGCCACCGCCACCGCCTGCACCACCAACTCCACCAGTAGTTCCAGAAGCCGCACCACCAGCAGCAGTAAAACCTGCGCCACCACCGCCAGCACTTGATTGGGCACCGCCTGCAAAGGTACTACTTGGACCACCAGCGCCTGCTGTACCACCATTTGCTTGACCGCCACCGCCACCGCCATTGTAAATACCTGTACCACCAGTACCAGCAACAGAGCCCCAAGTAGCAGCACCACCACCACCAGATGTTCCAAACCCACCGTTTGTGTATATTTGGCCGCTTTGACCCATAGTACCACCAGAACCGCCAGTAGAATTTAAGAAACTAGAAGAACTTTGCGTAAGTGCAGAAGTAGCCGAATTGAAAGAACCTCCGCCACCTGCACCACTACCCATATTACCTGGTGTACCAAAGAAAGTATTGGTATTTTGATTACCTCTACCACCTGCTGGTGCCAGTAACAATCCAAATTGACTATGCCCATTACTTGCTCCAACGGTAACTGCTGTTGGTGGTGCAATCCAACCTTGTACTGCTGCACCACCGCCACCGCCACCAGAAGCATCAGTTTGAGTACCACCCGAACCACCACCGCCAATAACAATTGCATATAACTGTGTTACAGGATAAGTTAAACCGCTTGCGCTTGAAGTGTAAGTATTACGAAGTGTTAAGCCGATAGGAACACCAATTGTTAATTGTGGTGTTGAAGCCGTTGAAGCGGCTGGAATTACTGCAATACCCATATTAAGATACCTCCACACCAGAAATATGAAAATTAACTGTTGTTGCAGAAGCAAGTCCTGCAATTATTTGTGTTGCATCAAGTACTTGTTTTAGATCAATATATACCGTCGTGTTTGCAGCGATTGCTGTTGTTGTATGCAATGCAACTGAATTAAGCGTAAGTGTAAATGTAGCAGCAGTTGCTGCTGTATTTGTTACAGCAATATTTGAAACTACTGTAGTTGTTGCACTAGGTACTGTATATAGTGTTGTGCTTGATGTGGCTGCTGCTGTTCTAGCGAGCACCTTTGTTGCTGTAGCCATTAGTTACTACCTTTCAGGTTAGAGTGCGCCCATTAATAGGAGCGTTAGTTCATCTTTAATACTTCCTGGTGCATTTGTTCCAGATAATACTATATCTCCAGAAACGGTTAGGCTTGTTAGTGTACCAGTTGAAGTAATAGATGAAAGGTTTCCTGTTGTTATTACTGTACCGTCGACATTTGGCAAAGTAATTGTTCTATCTGCTGTAGGATCAACTACTGTAAGAGTAGTTTCATTAGTATCTGCAGTAGAACCTTCAAAAACAATACTTGAATCATTTAGTGTTAAACCTGTTACAGTTGGTGTTGTAATAACAGGACTTGTTAAAGTCTTATTAGTCATTGTAAGAGTATTGCTTGTTGTTGCTACTACTGCTGTATCAACAGAAAGAGTAACTGTTCCTGATGTACCGCCGCCTGAAAGACCAGTTCCAGCAGTTACACCATTGATGTCTCCATCATTTGCAACCCAAGCGGTACCATTATAAAATTGAATTTGATTAAGAGGAGATCCACCAGAATCTTGTCTTATAAAAGCAAGAGTACCTTGAGCAGGAGATGTTAAAGCAGCATCACGAGCAGCAGGGTTTAGAAAATTATTAAAACCATCTCTTAAAATAACAGTAGCATCAGTAGTTACAGTATTTAAAAATGTTTGTGCGCCAGCCCATTCGTATCCTGCGGCGGTATCAATCTTGGCACCAACGGCATACCAAACACCATCAGTAGAAGTTGCTCCAGCCTGGAACATATATGTTGGTTTGCCTGAATAATCAAATGTAATTGCCATGATTGTATTATAGCAGATTTATTGTCTGCTATTCCTCCTTATTTTGTTAGTGCTTGGGCTTCTTCTTCAGTAAGACCAAGAGCAAGCAATTTTGCAATACCGCTGGCTTTAGCCTCTGCTGCTGCTTCTGCTGTAGCCAAGCGTTCTGCTTCTGCTACTGCAAATGCGGCTGCATCTGCTTCACGTTGTGCGATTTCTTCAGGGGTAAGATCAATATATTCCTGGGTTCCTTTTGCAATATCAACTACTAGTTTTTTTAATGTATCAGTCATTTACAACAGCCTTCCAATCAATAGTTTCTTCATCCCACACATATATAATACCATCAGTTGGATAAGCAACTGGTGCTTCCCAACGACAAGTTTCTTCATTTAATACCCAAGAGTCAAAAGGTTGAGGTGCAATAAAAGCATCACGCTTGCGGTCAAATCTCATACCTTGACCTGCATAATTTTTGCGAATAGTTGCGTTATAAGAGGTCTGTACCCAGGTTCCTCCTAGCCCTAAATCATCAGCACAGAATTCTTGGCCTCTATGCTCTTGTTTATCGGGTACAACAATAATGCGTAGTACTACGTCGTTTTCATCTAGTTCTGCAAAATGTGCCATTTATTTCTCCTTAAGTTGTATATCTAATAATAACAATACCTGAACCACCGTTGGCTCCTCTACCGTTTGCATAGTCGCCGCCTCCACCTGCACCGCCTCCAGTATTTGGGAATCCCAATTGTGTTGTACTGGCGTTGTTTGATGCATTACCACCGCCACCTAAGCCGCCAACTCCTTGTTGTACACCACTTGAAGAGTATGCGCCTCCACCACCACCAGCATAATAAGTAGAAGTTCCTGAATAACTTGATGTAAGTCCTATACCGCCATTACCGCCTCTAGTGTTTAGCACTGCGTTTGAACCGATTGCTCCTGCGCCTCCACCGCCGCCGCCGCCGTCACCAGCATCACCGCTTCCACCTGCGTTGCCTTGACCTGCTGTACCAGCAGCACCATTTAATAATGCTCCGCCGTATGCAGCGCCACCGCCGCCTGAACCGCCAATAGCAGCAGCATTACCAGTACCTGACCAATAACCCGCACCTCTTCCGCCACCGACTGTAGAAATTGTGGCAAAACTTGATGCTGTTCCATTTGAATCAGCACCCGTTCCTGTACCTGCGCTACCCGCTCCACCACCTGCTCCAATAATTACTGCATAACTGGTCCCACTAGTAGTTGAATAAGAAGTACCTGTTAATAAACCACCAGCACCTCCACCGCCTCCACGATATGTTCCAGAACCACCACCACCAGCAACTACAAGATAATCAACATTGACATTTGTAGTAGGCGTGAACATTCCTGATGAATAAAAAGTATGAATTGTGTAACCACCTGAAGTAGTTACAGTTCCACCAGTAGCCTTAGATCCAGTACCAGTTTCAGTATATTTTTTTATACCGTATAGAGTTGCTGTTGTGTATTGACTAAAAGTTCCAGAGCCTTCTGGAAAGATAGTAACTTGATTGATTGCTGTTGCATCAGACCAAAGCCCAGCAGTTAAATACATTTCTGCTGAAGTGGCGTTTGTTTCTTGAACACTATCCGCACCAAAAGATTTGTTGTTTGAACTTGTATAGTTAGGAATGTAAATTTCACCATTACCGAAAGTGTTAGCAGTGTTAGATGTACTGCTATCAATGCCTAAGAAACCTGCTTGAGTTCCTGAGCCAGTAGATGATCCGTTACCATATAAATAACGGCTTGAACGATTAGAAGTATTATTATTAAATTTAATATCAATATAGGGATTTGAAGAACGCCCTGAAAATTTAATGACTAAATCAGTATAAGTCTGTGGAATACCAGTAAACGAAATACTTGCTGAACCACCTGAACCAACGGTTACAGATGAAATCTTTGTCATTGTACTTGGCATTAGACTGCGTACCTCACTATCACTACGCCCTTTCCACCTGCTGCTCCATCTGAGCCACCGCCGCCACCGCCGCCGCCTGTATTTGGATAACCTGGAGTTGGCAAACTTGCTACACCTGCTGCTCTATTACCCCAACCGCCACCACCTAAACCGCCAGGTTTAGCGGCATTATCTGAACCTGGTCCACCTCCACCGCCACGAGCAACAGAAAGACCAGAAATAGATGAAGTTATACCTGCTCCGCCGTAATCAGTAGCACCGACAGCACCAGCACCTCCACCACCGCCGCCACGATAACCAGGCGCAGTATTTCCTTCACCTGAGCCACCTGCATACCCTTGATTTGCTGTGCCAGCGGCACCTGAGCCATTAAAAAATTGTCCACCTCCGCCTGAACCGCCGACGCTGCCGTTTGCATTACCAATGTTGTTACTACCACCGCCACCACCGCCAACAGATGTAATTGTTGAAAACACAGAGTTTGAACCGTTGGTTCCGTTTACTGTTGTTCCTCCAGCACCACCAGCACCAACGGTTACTGTATATGGAGTAAGAGCCGTGAGTGATAGTGCAGACTCGGCAGCACCTCCACCACCTGAAGTTCCAACAGTAGTTCTATATCCACCCGCACCTCCGCCTCCAGCATTGTTATATCCACCGCCTCCACCGCCTCCTGCAATTACTAAGTAATCAGCAGTCAATGATTGTTGAGGTATAAAAATGCCAGAACTATTAAATGTGTGATACCAATAAGTACCGTCGGTTGTAATTACATCTCCGCCTGTGGCTTTAAGTTGAGTCGCTCCAATCCCGTAAAGGTTAAAAGTTGAACCTATTGAAAAAGTACCACCTGAAAGAAATAATGTCATTGAAGTAATGGCAGCAGTTGAACGGTAGAGATTAACTAACGCAGAAGCACCAGCAGCAGCACTATTGCTTCTTATTAAAGTAGTTTTGAAAGTTGTTAAATTTGAATAATTCATAACGCTAAATATGTGTGCCGTTGCACCTAAAGTAGTAGTTACGCTTTCCCATCTATTTGCTTCGCCATACGAATAGTTGCTATGTCGAGCAGATGAAGCAGCAGTTCCATTACCAGCAATCCAAGTTGTTGAATAATTTGTTGCTGCATCACCATTAAAAGTAAATTGTAAATCTCCGCCAGTTGAACCAGCGCCTTCAACTACTACAACTAAATCAGTATAAGTCTGTGGGATATTGGAAAAAGTTACCTGTGATTGTGCTGTGCTAAGTGTTACAGAACTGAGTGGTACATAAGTTGATTCTGGCATTTTTACCCCTTAATTCCGTATAAAGTGAATGATGAGTACTGTGCAATTCCAACTGATGTAGTAAATTCAAGTGTAGTGACAGCAGAAGTATTTAACCAAGCATCTGATTCAAGTGCTATATAACCCGAACCATTTGCATCAAAACCATTTAAAGAACGAAATGTTTTATTCTTAGAAGTATTTGCATAATCTAAGATATCTATAACAAATCCGTCAAACAGATTAGCGCCATCTGCAGCAACTGGCAAATTTGCAATATACATTGTAGTAAAAGAAGCATAACCATTAGAAGACGCAGTAGAACCATTACCATAAAGTTGATGATAAGAGTAGTTAGAACCTGTATCAGAATTAACTCTTAGTTTCATTGAACTACTGCCAGTGCTTCTTGCACTTCCTCTTACTTGCAAATGTGTATAAGTAGCAGGAATGCTACTAAAAGTCACATTGGCTGTACCACCGCTACCTACTGTGGTAGTAGCAATAGCCTCAAACGAAGGTAGTAGTGGTGCAATTAGCACTCCCCATCCATACCCTTTTACACTACCTATTGAATCTAGTATTGGACTCATAGGTTAACTACGCAAACTTTGTTTGACTTGCTAGTACCGTGAAAGTTGCAGATGCTGTTTTAATAATGTTAAATACATATGCGTCAATTCCTGATGCATTACCTGCTGTTGGAGCAGTTCCACCTTGCCACTTTGGAGTAACTGCGCTTCCATCAATTTGATAAACTGTAGAGTAATAAGCAGTTGATCCTTGTGTTGCTAAAAATACAACAGTAATAGAGTCACCTGTTGTTAAAATTGAGTCAAGAGATGTAGAAGAACTTCCTCTTATATTAAGTGTCCAGTCACCTGTTGCATTTGATGTATATAGCATTGTTCCTGCTGTAAGGGCATCTAAGGCTACCGTTCCAGTTGCAGCAGATGCAACAATGTTTATTCTTTCTTCAGGAGAAACCATTACTGGTTGATTTAAAACTGGAGTTGTTAATGTTTTATTTGTTAAAGTTTCAGTACCAGCCAAAGTTGCAAAATCAGCATCTGAAAGAGCGGTATTAAACTGAGCAATAGTTCCTGATAGTGTATTAGATGTAAGATTTACTGTTTTATTTGTTAAAGTATCTGTTGTGGCTCTACCGACCAAAGTATCAGTAGCAGTTGGCAAGGTAACTGTTCCAGTATTGCTAATTGAAGAAATAACTGGAGTTGTTAAAGTTTTATTTGTTAATGTTTGTGCAGTAGTAAGATCTGCTGTTACTGTAGTATCAATTGCGATAGAGGGAATTGGTCCAGTACCGTTGGTTACTGTAATACCTGTTCCTGAAGTTACCGCTGAAACATCTCCAGCCTCAGATGAGTTTACCCAGTTAGTTCCATTATATGCAAGAACTTGGTTTGTTGACGGGGTAGTTATAATAACATCTGTCAAGCCATCAAGAGACTGTGTAGCAAGCCCAAGAAGAGGAAACCAGGTATCGGTATCTAAATCATAGACAAACCCTGGTTTTGGATCTGTTGTGTTAATGGTTGCCATTATTTCTCCTTATTGGTTTATTATAGCAGATTAGTTGGCTAAAGCGTTTGCTTCTTCTTCACTAAGTCCAAGAGCAAGTAGTTTTGCAATACCGCTGGCTTTAGCCTCTGCTGCTGCTGCAGCCTTTGCTTCTGCTGCTGCTATTATTTCGGCATATTCTTGTTTAGCCAATTCGTTAGCGGCAATTTCTTCAGGGTTTAAATCACGGGTAGTTACTTCTCCCGTTGTGCAATTAACCTCTGCCATTTGTTGATTAGTCATTTTTTTCTCCTTTAGGTATTTTTGATTCCGTATAAATCTATTGTTGAGCCAGCGCCCCACGATAAACCACTACTGTAAAGACTAACGCTTGTTATGGCACTAGCAGAACTCCAAGAAATGCCACCTACATTTGTTCCTTGAAAAATAGTAGTCCAGTTGTCATTACTGCCTCCAACAATGTTTGCTGATTTAGGATTAAAATCACTAGCGTAATTAGAAATATAAATATCAGTATTGCTTACACGATAAGGAGCAGTTCCGTAAGTATTCTTAGTTGTTGGCGCAAATAAACCGTATCCAACAGAGTTACCAGTTGCGGCAAATGCCAAATATGGACTTCCTATGTTAAAATACTGCCAAGTACGAGCATAACTAGTTCCAGAATTGTCGCCGTTAAAAACTATCCACCCTTGTTCAAAATCATTAGTAGTTCCTACTTCTTGAAGTGATGCTTTTATGTATAAATCCGTATAAGTAGCAGGAATAGCAGAAAAGGTAACACTGGTTTGTGCGCCCGTAGAAGTAAAAGTATTTAATTTATCCATTGTGGCTGCCATTTTATGCCTTTGTTATTCCATAGAGTGTAAACATTGAACCTGCCGCAAAATTGTTAGCAGCAGAGTTGTGTATTCGTATTGAGGTAACTGCAGCATTGCTTTCGTAGGTATTTACGGACATGTCAGTACCCTGGTTTCTAACCCAAGATTTTGATTGAATAACCTTTTGATTTGTTGTGTTTGCGTAAGAATTTATAGAGAACTCATACTGGCAAAACGCGGTAGTGCTTGGGTCAGCATTGCCTGTAATATAAGCAGAATATTGAGCATTATATTGAATTGAACCAATAGTTGTTGTGGTTGAATAAAGAACAAGGCGTGAATAAAGTCTGGATCCATCGTCATTAATATATAAATCTATTGCACCTGTTGAAACATTTTTAATAGACATCTTGCAAATAAGGTCAGTGTATGTACCAGGAATAGAGGAGAATAGAAAACTAGTAGCCCCAGAAGATAAAGTATGAGTTGCTATTGGTTCGTAAGTTACTCCTGCTGCCATTTTATTTTATCCCATACAGTGCGATAGTTCCATTGGTCGCTAATTTTAAACCAATGTAAATTGAAGTAATTGCTGATAGATTTCGAATTAATCCAACACCTTGATACAGATGTCCATTGCTGTCTTGGTGACGACCACCTAAAGATTTAACTTGCTTGTATCTGGTTGTACTTGTATAATTAGCAATATCTACAACCATTGATGCCATCCTGGTTGTTCCTGAGTTTGTTCCAGCAAAGGCATTGTAAGACAAAAACATTGTGCCTGTATCGTAGGCGCTGCTATATGCTTGAATATTTCCATCAGTTGCTCTTGAAGCCATATAACTATAGCCAGACAATAATCCATTAAAACGAAATTCTGGATCATCTTGGCTTACTACCGCTGCAGAACGTCCATAAAACCTAATTTGTAAATGCTTATATGTTTGTGGAATAGAAGAAAAAGTCCATGCGGTTGTAGTGCTATCGCCATCAATAGTGGCAATAGAAAAAAAAGATGGACTGGGTATGCTGCCTGTAATGGCTGATGCAGTTGCTCCAAGAATAGGCATTATGCAATATCGCCTACCACATACCAAGTATCTGTTGCTGATTTAATACAAGTTGCCATTCCATAACGAGCACGTATTTTAGGTGCTGCTGCAGTTGCGCCTGTTGAAAGAATTGTTGTTGTTCCGCTTGTTACTGCTTGAATAGTTGTTTGACCTGCTCCAATTTGTAAAATGTTTAATTGAGTACCGATTGGAAAAGCCACAGAAGCATTTGTTGGAATAGAAAATGTATTAGCAGAAGCATTATCCATTGTAACAACTTGCCCATTATTTGCTAAAACTGCTGTATAAGAAGCCGTTTCTGCATCAAAAGCAAGATTAACTTTAGGATCAGTTAAAGTTTTGTTTGTTAATGTTTCTGTGCCAGCAAGAGTTGCAAAGTCAGCATCTGAAAGGGCTGTATTAAACTGTGCAATAGTACCAGACAAAGTATTATTAGTTAAGTTAACTGTTTTGTTTGTTAAGGTATCTGTTGTGGCACGGCCCACTAAAGTGTCTGTGCTTGTTGGTAAAGTTAAAGCACCAGTATTAGAAATAGAACTAATAATTGGGGTTGTCAAAGTTTTGTTTGTTAAAGTTTGTGCCGTTGTTAAATCTGCTGTTACGGTTGTATCGATTGCAACCGAAGGTATTGGACCTGTACCATTTGTAACTGTAATTCCAGTTCCAGATGTTACCGCTGTAATATCACCTTGATCGTTTACAATCCATTCAAGTCCTGATGTTGTTGCTGAGTTTACAGAAAGAACATATCCGTTAGTAGATGCTGCTGCTAAACGTATTGCTGCATCGTCTGCGCTTCCAACAATTAAATCACCCTTTGCGTTAATCATTGCAGTTGGTATAAAAGGATTAGCAGTAATAGATGTTGGATCTTTATCTACCCAAATAACACCAGTTGTAAGAGATGTTGTTGGAGCAGAGTTTGTAAATACTGAAGTTGCAGATGTTGGTTGTCCACCTACTGTACCGTCTTCATCTACCCAAATAAATCCATCTGGAATCTCAGGTGGTGTAAAATCTCCTGGTGCTGGCTGTGTTGTATTTACTTCTCCACCAGATGATGGACGATTTTCAAGATCAGTAATGTCTGTCTGAATATCATAAATAGTTTTTGCGATAGATGGTGATACTAAAGATCCTGGCGATGTATTGGCTGGACTATATTCATAGGAGCCATAATGATATGCACGTAGTGCTGCTTGGATATCTGCTGAATCAGTATATCCTGGAATTGCTGTTGGTATTAGTACACCAATTGACTCTGTTGCCATTTAATCACCTCTTGAAAATTATACCATATTATGATGCTAGTATGACACTGATCCCGCTTCAACAATGGTAATGTTGAAGTGAATTGTAACTTGCTCATCTAGTGCAGACCATGCAGCGCCTGCATACTCAACGGCTTCAAGATTAATGACAAGATTATCTCCTGCACCTACTAGGGCTGGAATCTGCATTGCTGAAGCAACTGGATTAGTATGGGCGATACTGTACTGAACACTAAAATTTTCTGAAACAAGCGGGGTACCAGTAACTGTAACAATATCTGCTACTGGAATAATAACTTCTGAAGTACCTGACTCAAAGGTAACTTGTGCATTTTCTGAATATACTGAAGGATAAATATCTAATACTTCTACCCAAACATTTCCACCAGGTTCTGATCTATATTGATATAAATATCCTAGTTCTCCACCAGGAGATGTATTAATATATAAATCATTTAAATTTGGTGTTTGTCCAATGTTTACTGAGTTTGGATTTCCTACCCCGACAAAAAACTGGCTTCCACGAGTTCCCTGTGGGCCAATATCTACAAGTACTTCAATGATTGATGGAGGGGCAAGGACTGTAACATCATCGTTATTAAGAACGACATCTGGCATTATGCTGCTCCAGTTACTTGCTCTGTTACTGAGATTGTTCCTGTAATAATTGTGAAAATAAGTGATGCTCCATTTGCAATCTGTACGTCATAGACATATGATCCTGCATCTAGTGTTGTTCCAACACCTGGCAAGATTGTGCAAGTAACTGTATCGTTTACTGTGCTGACTACTGCTTGTGCTTCAACAGAAAATGCTGGGTCATCTCCACGGGCTGATGCAATAAAAAATGCAGCGGAATAACCAGTTAGGTCAAATGCTGATCCTGAAGAATTCTTAGGACGAATAACAAACTGATTTGTATCACCCTTGTAATAACTAAAATTATATGTACCTGGAAATGCCATGTTTATCCCTTTACCTTAAAAATCTTATTGTTTACTTTTATAACAGGTGGAAAATTTGTACGTGCATCATTAACCTTAATAACTGGCGGTAGTGCTGTCATAGACTTCCTCCTGGAGTAATATCACCTAGTACACATATTGTACCAATAACTGGTGTCCAAACTGTGTCTTCTCCAGTTGCCGCTGGAATTGTAATTTGTAAATCAAAAGGTAATTCTGCTACCACTGTTTTATATGCCGTTCCCCATTTTTCAGTAAGGCAAGGCTCTGCAGTAATAACCACTGAGCCCGTTGTAGCCGTTACCATTAGGTCATCTAGGACAGAACCTGTAGGATCATATGAAGTAGCCTTATACGTCCAGCCATCGGTGTCAAATGGGGTAGTCTCGTCTATCTCAAGAAACTCAACCTCTAGGGTTGCTGTGTCTCCACGCACGACCTTCCATTGAACGCTGGCAGGGTCTGCACCGTATTTTTGAATTTGCGGGGAACAAGATGAACATGTCATAATCATTGATTATACCATAAATAAAGGCTGAACCC